AAAAAACTCGCGACTATTCATCTATACAAGACCTAACTTAATAGGTTTACCCGTGTAGTCTGTAGACATTCTCAGTATTTAAATCTGATTAGTACGGAACTCACCGTTTTGGGTAACAAATGTATAAACCCCATGGACAGTTAAAGAAGAAGCATGTCCAGGCTTTTCTCTCAATTACTTACCAACCAGGTATGCTTGGAATCACATCCCACCCCTTAGAGGCATGGAATGTGAGAGCATTACCTAGTCGTCTGTTCAAATTGATGATGGTGAGAAATTGATCGTTGTAATTAATTTCAACAATTGTTGGATGTTTTACCTTGAGATCAAATTCTCGGGAAACAAAAGGTTTCAAGCGCCGGAAGGCACCCAGAATTCTTTTGTTCGGTAGGCGGTAGTGTAGATCGGGAGGTTGGGGATCATAAGTTGGTGGGGATGATAATAAAGGACGCTGAAGCGTCTTCAATTTGATATCCAATGCCTTATCAGTCCAGACATATTTCGTCCTGGTAGTTAACCAGGGCAAAGCTGTCCGTTCCTTTGATTCATCAAAGAGACACAACCGAAAGGGATTTTTATCCTTTTGAATTCGACGAGTTATTGCGGACTGTATGAAATTAGCATAAGACTTTTGGAAAAAAGTCAAGCTAACATCAAGTCCCGGTGGAGGTATAAAACCTAGACCACCTTGATCTCGAGGAATAAAGAGATTAAAGTCCCCTTTCTTGGTCATTTGCGATATTTCTTCTTTGAAATAATGCATAAATCTTTGATGGGTGCGTAATGGATTACAAGATTGATGAACAACCTCATTGTAATAATCCCGCATCGGCTTTGACTTTACGGCATCCCGGCCAGACTTTTTAGATTGTCCGGTTAGGAGACCTGTATTGAGAAATCCTACAGGTTTATAACCTGTGTTAGACTTCCAATACGTCTGAGAGTTAACTGTGCATATCTTTGTATGTGTATAGTTCTTTCCCAGAGAAAGCTTGAAGCCGAATTGAGTTATCGTCTCACACCAAATTTTGTAGTGTTCATTATTGGAAGGAAAAAGGATATCATCTCCATTAATCAGAACGCGAAGCTCTGATAAACTTTGATGACAACCCTTATACTGATCTATCGAGATCCAGTATGCCAACAGATTAATTAGACAAAGTATAGGGAAAGATAAGATCGATCCCATTAGTTGTCCATTTC